CCTGGATCTGATTTCAGGCGTTGGGTGTGGATCACTATTGCACCGTTCGTGACATTCGGACTCACGGCTTTAAAACGCGTACGAAACAGTTGCGTGCTCTCCGTATCCCAGACCGGCTGCACAAAGATTTCGCCGTTAAACGCATGAACGCCCACACCTTCACGAATAAATTCCGTAAACGTGCGTTTCTCTTCCACGTCGATCTCGCCAGACATCCCTTCGGCGTATTCCGACCAGGCCGCCTCCACCTCATCGACAAAACTTTTTGCCGCAGTCTCCCGCATCCCCAGCCAGCGCCAGTTCGGACGGTAGCTGATCAGAAACATATGCCCGACAATATGATCCTTATGCAGGGCCACCGCATTGGCCGCTATCCCGTTATTGCGCACCAGATCATCTGCCCGGGCATTCCCCAGACGCAACGCAGGCAGCAGGGCTGCATCGGCACTCTGCGCCGGTGGCAACCACTCCGCCATTTGCCCGCCAAATCCTGCGCCGCCCCCGTTGTAGCTGAGACTCTCACGAAGCGGAACGCCGTTCACATCAATCAGGACAGGCGTTCGTTTCATAACCTCACTCCCAGCGGACGACGGCGACGTCGGGTTGTCCCCAGTACCGACTCCGCATCATTGATCGCCCGGTTAAGCTCATCCAGAGAAGCCGCCGTATATTCAATTCTGCGACCATCTTTCTGGACAGACACCACCCGTTTACCGGTTAATAAATCAAGGCGCGCCTGACGTAGCGCCTGTAGTTCAGCGACTGTAACCATTCACTCCTCCGGACAGCTTCGCTGCCAGTTCTTTCAGGGTTGGCCGGGTCGTCTCTTCTTCCCGGGATTTTGCCAGTACAGCCAGATCAAGCTGCCAGCGTTGCACGGACACACGTAATGCCGCGTAGGCATACACCAGGCAGTCCAGCGCTTCGTTACGCCGCTTTTTGTTATCCCACAGCAGACGCATCTTTCCTTTTTCCCACTTCTCCACAAGCTCTTCCGCGACCAGTTGCTGCGCCTCTGTCTGCGAAAAAATCTCCGGATCATCAGGAAAACGGATGGCATACGACGTGGCTTCATCCGCAGGAGTGGGATCGGCTTTCATACGGGCATAGAGAATTTCTTTTGCGGTGTCCGTCCCCACTTCACACAGATACACGCCCCGCTGATTGCGGGTTTTCGGCATGGTGATCACCGGCTTGCCATAGACAGATGCGCCTTTTACCGGCAGCACCCGGAAAACACCGTGTTTTTTTGACCTCTGATAGACAATTTCACCATCGATCCCCCCGGTGTCCCAGCAGACACGGGAAATGGTCATTTCGGTTCCGTCTGCATGGCAGTATTTTTTGTTGATCGCCGCATCCACACGTAACAGCGTCTCTTCCTCATCGGGACGGCCCATAATGATGATTTTATCCACCAGAAAGGCTTCCTCTCCCGGTGCCCATCCCCAGACATACATCTCAAAACGGTTTCGCTGCGAGTCAATGCCCGCCGTCAGATAAACCACCCGGGCAGGCACCGCCGCCGTGTAACGCACCACCTTATCCATCAGTACCTGGTGATCGAGTTTTTCGCCCACGGCCTCTTCCCAGGTCTCGCCCAGCGTGGTGTTCACAAAGGTTTTCAGGCCGTTGGGATCTTTCAGTGCATCCAGCCAGTCATAGACTATCTGTATCCAGGTGGTGAACGGACTGTACGCCGTCCAGATATGGAACGTGATGGAGCGCGGCGGCGGAATTTCATCCCCCCGGGCGCTGAAAAACATCAGGCCGTCACGGGTCCACATACCCGTGTTTTCACAGATCCAGCGCCCGTTACTCTGGTCAAGCTCAGACTGATGGATCACGCAGCCATGATGTTCACAGAGGTAGAAAACGCTTTCGGGGCTGTCCTTCTCCCATTTAAGGCCAAAAGGCGTGGATTCATCGCCAAATTTCAGATACTGCGCCTCCCCACAGTGCGGGCAGGGCACATAGAAACGCATGAAATGCGCCGACTCGTTGGCCGCTTTTTCGATCTGGCAGGTACCTTTGATTTTAGGCGTCGAGCCGCGAATGGATTTTGGCCATACAGAGCCCTCAATACGCTTATCCCCCAGCAGGGTTGGCGAGCCCTCTTTTTCGACATCCGGCTCGAACGAGGAAAGCTCGTCATAGCAGACCACGTCCACGGATTTTTCACGGTAGTTTTTGGCGGCTGCACCGCCCAGGCACCAGAAACCGACGCCCGATGAAAAGCGTTTCAGCGTGAGAGTATTGTCACGATGTTTACGACCCAGCCATGGGGAAAGGTCTTTCAGGCATGGCACGTTCCGAATCGTCGCCTCCACGTGAGACTTCATAAAATCTTCAGCGGCAGAATCCGTGGGCTGAAAAAGCAGACTGTTTCGGGATTTATGCTCAATAAAATACCCGACCACCCCCAGCAACATCTTTGTATAGCCAACACGGGCAGATTTAATCAGGTTAACCGTGCGAACCTGGTCGTTACCCATACAGTTCATAATGGCGATCTGGAATGGCAGCGTTTTCCATTCTCCCTCACCATATGAAGATTCTTTAGGCAGATAATAATTTTGATCAGCCCATTCAACTGCCGTCATTGGTACAACCCTGACCAGAGGCTGCAGCGCAACCGAAACGGCAGCCATCATATTATTCAGTTGTTGCTCTGATATATTCATCGAGTAAATCCGGTAATTTATCCCCTGCCCGCGCACACTGATTTGCCCCCTTAGCAATAAGGGTTTTCAGATGGTCAAGATGGCGCGGTGTTAAATCAGGAAACTGTCGCTGCATGGATAAAGGGATGGAATCAAGCGTACTGGATAACGCCATTGCCAGCTTACTGAGGGCAAAAATACAGAACCCGGTGTCAATAAGTTTTCCTTTTGACACCTCATTTTTTAACTGCTGTGTAACAGCCTGTTCTGCTGTCAGTTCCCATCTGGCAATAAGCAATTTCTCCTCATAGTCGTCTTCGCTATCGCCATCAGGCACATCGTTTTTACTTCTCCTCAGATACGATATGTAAAAATCGCGCCAGGCATCCAGATCCAGTTGCCCTCGCTTATTCGATATCGGGGCACCCGGCAATTTCTGCAATCTGCGAAGCTGGCGATCGGTCAGACTTAAATGCCTGGCAACTTCAGTCTGCGTAGCCACTCCTCACCTCGCAAAAACTCTCACCTCACAATCACAACAAAACCGGTCATGTCCGGTTTACATGTCTGTTTTTTGTTCATGTCCGGTTCACAGAAGACCTGTTTTTATATTTTTCATATAGTTAACTTGAAGAGAAACCGGACATGGATCCCGGAAAATTTTCATAAATAGCGAAAACCCGCGAGGTCGCCGCCCCGTAACCTGTCGGATCGCCGGAAAGGACCCACGAAAATGATAATAATTATCATCTACATGAGGTTTATCACGACATGTGTGTACGCCATCAAACCACGAGAAATAATCAATTATTACGCAGGTATCGTATTAATTGATCTGCATCAAATTAGCGTAAAAGCAACTTCAGATAATACAAATCAGCAACACTGAATACGGGGCAACATTATGTCATCAAAGAACAGAACCCGCAGAACAACAACCCGCAACATCCGATTTCCAAACCAGATAATTGAACAAATTAACATCGCTCTTGACCTGAAAGGTTCAGGTAATTTTTCAGCGTGGGTTATTGAAGCCTGCAGAAGAAGATTAATTAATGAAAAATATTCTCAATTTGTACCCAACAAAGACAAACACGACCAGAGCACCTGTTCAGACAGGTTTACTTAAACGACTTATATATGACACAAAAAGCGACCACTAAAGTCGCTTTTTCTTATGGTAACAGGCAATAACTCTCTCAGATATTTTTTAGCATTTTTTTGACCGCGCGTTTCCGGACGTATTCTGTTCTCCTGTCCCTTTATATCGTCGGAATACCCGCCGCTCTTCAAATCCCATTCCCAACTCAGAATGTAGTCTGTTGACCGCTTGTTTTATTTCGGTCAGGTTCACCGGTGAAACCGGAGTCCGGCGCGCCTTACGCAAACACTCTGCTCGTTTCTGTGCCGCCACTTTTCTTTTCTGGTCATCACTTAGCTGTACCATCACTTTTGCCCATCGTTCAGCTGCTCTCCGGTACAGTCCTTTTTTCTCCAGACATTCTGCCACGTGATCATGTAGCATAAGTGACCTCCGATTATCTACAGACTGCCATCCTGAATTTACCTTCCCTTAATGAAATAACAATAAAAAACAAACCACGCAAAAACAATAAAACAACACACAAAAAAAACTAAATAATAAACAAAAATAATCACCTTATTTTATTATTTTTTGAGGGAGCAATTACTGAACAAAAAACGCTGACTATATACTCAAAACCAAACAACTATTCTGCCAATCAGGTATCATGGCAACACACGGAATTACCGTGTTTTTGCCTTCTCTGCCCATACAATACGGGCATATACTTCATTCTCTATTGTAATATTTCTATCCATGTGCCCCACTCCATTTACCTGTAAATAATATTCAAAATATTTATCACAGAAATCGTTTTTGGCCATGAACTGAGCACACTATAAAGTCCGGAACTGACTCTTTGTTAAATTACCTTAACGTTACCAGTAACACCTTCATAACAAAACATCACGGTATACACTGGGTACGGATATATTCCTGTGCTCCTTCCAGTTGCTTCTGCATTGCCATCAGCCGTTCTCTGAGGATGAAATAATCCCGTTCAGCGGTGTCTGCCAGTCGGGGGCCGGTTGCATTATCCACGCCGGAGGTGCCGGTGGCTTCACGCACGGTACCGGAGCAGGTGGCGTTGATCCGCAGGCGCTTACGACCAGCGGCAACATCAGCACGCAGAGTTTCATTTTCAGCTCTCGCATCGGCTAATTCCCTCGAGTATCTGGCATCAAGTGCAGCGACATCACGCTGGCGTATCTGCATATCAGTAATTGTCGCGTTCGCCAGCTCCAGCTCACTGGCTTTTTTATCGCGCTGCTCTTTGTAGATGATGGCGTGATCACGGTAATGATTCAGCCCCAGACTAAGCGCACCACAGGCCACCAGCAGGACAATGATAACCACGCACAGAACACGGTTCATATCACCACCAACGGATTGCCCAGACCAGAACAGCAATGGCCACAATACGAATGGCAAAAGCTGCCGCTCTTGTTAAATCCAGACTGGCTGGCGTCTCCACTTCAATGCCTTTCATAATGGACAACCTCAGAAAGAATCTTTTATACTTCCTCATAGGGAAAGTACCTCCCTACCCATAATTTCTCCCTTGCCTTACTCAAGGTCAGAAAACACAAAACCCCGCTTGCTGCCAACAAACGGGGTTTTTACTTTTATTCACTTAGGTTTTACCAGTTTTCAGGATTTCGTGTTATCCACCCGCGTTGGCCAACGTCATTTTTCAGGAAAATATTCTGCTATCTGTCGATGTCCCAGCACGCCAGCGCGCTCTCCTGGTCACGCCGTGAGACCTGACCGTAGCAATTATTTGAACGGATACGGCAGTCTCTGCCACCGTCCTTAATCCACCAGCGAATCGCCTCACAGGCACCTTTTCGATCGCCTGCATTAATTCGTTTATAAAACGTCGACGGGAAGCACTTACCGGGGCCAATGTTGTACGGACAGAATGACGCGATCCCCGCTTTCTGGGGTTCGGTCAGCGGCACCCGGATGTTTTTCTCCACCCATGCCAGAGCCTTGTCACGTTCGATGGCATTAACCCGGTCGCATTTTTCCTTTGACAGCTTCATGCCAGGAATAACAGGCTTACCATCCACCAGAATGGCACCACGGCAGATGGTCCAGATCCCCGCACCATCACGGTATGCCGTGGTGTGGTTACCTTCCTTTTCATCCAGAAACTGGTCGAGGATTTCAGGCGCAGAAGCACCTGCACCAATCAGCGCCAGAACGGCAGCCGACAGGCCGTATTTTATTTTTTCGTTCATGGGGATTTATCGATTTCTAATCCCTTGATATGTTAGGTATATAATCCAACACTCATGGTCGCTCTCATAAACATATCCCTTGAGACGCAGCAGATTACAACAAATGAAGCCATATAAATGAACAGTAAAGAAAGTTTGCGCAGAAGATTTTTACAACTAATGACAGAAAACGTTAAATCAGAGTTACTTCTTCTGATGGCAGATAATAACGAAGCAACAAGCAGCATTCTTGCAGACCCTTACGGTAAGATCTCACATAAAACGCTGGATATTATTACCACAACATTAACACCGCTGATGCTTCAACGGCTGAAACATAATATCAACGCATGGGTTAATGAAGAATTAAGTCCTCCCTGCTTATGGGATTCTCGTTACGCATGTCAGCAAAAAATGCGAATTTTCAACTTACTATCACCAAAGCTCAGGTAGCCATAAAATCCTGCCCTTCATGGCATACAGGATTTCAATGGAATCACAATGACCAACTCTTGCACAGCTGTATCCCTGACTCCCCGACAACTCAGATTTTCAGTATCTGCTGCTATCTAAAGAGAAAGCGCACAAATGCAAGGGTCTTTCATCACGTCCTGTTATTGATTGCCTGTGACCTTTTCTTACCTCATGGAACGTTTTTTCAGTTAGAAATATTCATTTTACAACCAGTTCGTATTGTTTATTCATCGACTACTCTCCCCGCGCCACCTTACGCTTATCTTCTTTAATCTTGAAATAAAGGTTAGTCAGATACGTCAGCAGGCCAAACAGCAGACTCCCCAGCACACCGATTGCCACCCACTGGGACGGAGAGACTTTGTCCAGCAGCTGCAGTAACCAGTATCCCGTCCCCACCGCTGACGTGGTGTATGACACACCCGTTGTGATTTTTTCCATCTGATGTATGTCTCCGTCACCGCCGACAGAAAATGAAAGTAAAGAAAAACAAAAAAACCGCCAGTGTCACCCACTGACGGCCAACTCCGGGAGCCGTGATTATGGCATTCAGGCTCTGCTAAAAATGCCAGATAACATTCCGGCCTCCCCTGATTCAGGTTATAAATGACACAATATCTTGACAACACCCGTCACTGTCTGTCAGAAAATATACCGCCAGGCATAAGTATCATGTGAAATCCAACTATCCTTCTGAGCCAGCACCTCTCCACCGAAAGTCAGTGCTGGCTGTTTTTTTCCTTAATAAAGCATCTGTAACTGAAACAATCCGCATATTGATAATATATTGACAGGCATCATTGCTGTCTGTGAAAAATAAGTCTCTACAAACATATAAGGCCTTTTAGCCAGCGTCTTCTTTCAGGTCAGTCGCTGGCTCTTTTTTTATTATGCTGCCGGTGCATTTATCTCCAGCACCAGACTTTCTATCTCAACGCCATACGCTGCATTTTTTGTAACATCCGTCAGCGTCAGCGCATTCAGTCCCAGTGTCAGACCGTCTTTTATAACCTGGAATGCCGGGCCAGCCACTCCATTCAGTTTCGGAGTAACCGTGGCACTGCCGGCGGTGAACACCAGCTCCAGCGTCTGCCAGTCGTTACCGTAATCGCCGAACTCCCCCAGCTTCGTGTTTCCGGCTTTCCTGTGATGCATCAGATTCACTCTGCCGTCAGTGGTCTGAGTGAAGTACGACATCAGGAACGGATTACCGGTACCCGTCATCGCCACACCATCAGGAACGGGAGCATCCGTATACAGATAAATCCCCAGCCCGAACTGATTGTTGGTCAGTGCGCCTGACAGGCGGAACTTACAGGTCAGTCTGCCGCCCTGTGTCAGCAGGGTAATTGCGTCATCCACCGGATGCGTCAGGGACCAGGTTTTATTGCTCTGCTTGGTGATCTTAAATACACCATCTGACAACTGAATTCCGCCATCCTTAATGCTCCAGCCCTGCGCAGCAGCCTCTCCGGCTGCCGGCAGCAGGGAGATTGTGCGAACGGACGTATCTGCAGACGGACCCGATGGCGTGTTGCCGCCGGGCGAGGGTTTGATTTCCGGTGCCTTACCACTGATGAAGGCTGAGGTGCGCCCGGCTGCGTTCAGAATAGCGGTTGCCATACGATCCGGAATAATGCTCCTGCGCGCCCATGAACTGAAATGTGTCGGGCGGTTTGATGATACCTGGTTTCCATTCGTTCTCGATGCCGCACCGTAATATCCTGATGCCGGAATATCCGGATCTTCTGCCGGCGCGTTAGTGGCGGTATTGACGCCGTTACCGTCTGTCATGAAGGGCACAAAATAAACGCCCTCACTCTCCCTGTTTTTGTACGCCCCGTAAATGGTGTTGTACTGCGTGCCGTAGGTATTTTTCCAGTAATACGTCGTGTCACCACAAATCCACGGCACATCTGCAGCACTGCCACCATGGCACTGCGCGTTAAACACGGAGAGGTCAGCACGAAACTGTGTCAGCATGGCTGTAAACAGCGCAGGTTGCTGTGCGTGGGTGGCGGCGCTCATGTCAAACTCTCCCTGCATCCAGCACACCGCCAGCAACACATTTTTCGGGTTCTTCTGTAATGCAGCTTTAGTGCGCGCAATCAGGTCCTGATATAACGGTTTACCCACACCCCAGCGTGCCGAATCCTGGCTGGCCCCCGTGTCCGCACTGAATGTCCCCTCAGCGCCCTGGGTGAATGCAGAACCACCACGACAGCATGGTACCAGCAGGATCCCCGCGTTATTCGGGATATACGGAAGCAGTTTTTTGGCAATATGTAAGCCCTGGCCGACACAGCCGTACTGCCCTTTGCTCAGGTCTGCCTTCGGATGATTCAGCGTACTCATATCCTGCACATCATGCAGGCAGTGGTCGGCCGGAATAATATCGTTATATCTGCAGGCAGCCCCACCCGGCGTAACTGTACTGCGGCGCGCCAGCTGTTTAATGCGCGGATCCGGAGCATCGTATGAATCCGGAAGCGGAAGCCCTTCCCCGTAAGCCATTGCATTGGACTGCCCGGCCAGTACGATGACGTAGTACCAATCCGGCTCAGTTGCACCACTGACCACCACATCACCTTCTGCTGCAATCGCCTGCATCAGGGTATAAGGGGTTATGGCCACCGGACTACCAAACGGCTGCCAGCCCTCTTTCAGTTTGTGTGTCAGCTTTTCCGCAAGGTCTGACGGCGACGCCGCCCTGACAACATCATAATGTTTAATCGACATCGAATTTCTCCCGTGTACAGGAACAGAGTTAAAAAGCCGGAACCGGAATCAAATCACAGGATGACCATCTGCCAGTGGCTGGTCGTAAAAAAAAGGCCGCGCCATGCGCAGCCGGAAATAAAGGGATAACGATGATAGTTTGAGAAAAACAGAAATAACACTTTTGTGGCAAAGCATGGTGCCGGGTGCCTCCCGGTGAATTCAGTACCAGCACCTGAATCCGCGATTATCCCATATACCTACTCGCTGATTGCCCCTCCGCACAGGGGGATTCACCATGCAGAAGTGTTTTTAATAAACAGCAAACAAAAAAATCAAGCATTATGCAGGCTGTTTCTTTTTATCACCGGCCACAGCAATACCACAATGCCGCAGACCAGCACCCCATCCGCCAGCACCGACATGATTCTGCTGGTGAAATCCACCATCACCACCAGAAACAGCAGGAGTGCAGCCACAGTCAGGCGCAGTTTTACCGTCACAGGTGATTCTCCAGACGAAGACCCAGAACACCGGCAATCTCTTCCAGCACCTTGCGCTCTTCCGGCTCAATTTCGCCGTCTGCCTCCGCAATGGCCACCGCCACATCCAGCACATCTTCCGCTTCACGCGTATCGTGTTTCACATCCTCGATCTCACGTAACGCCGCACGACGACCAATTTTAAAGTTCGTATCCAGCTGACCGATAATGGTTGCGCTAATCGCATTAATTTCTGACGTAAACGCGGACAGCGCAGGCTGATTACGCAGTACCTGTTCGATCTTCGCTTTCTAGGAAGCCTCACATTCACCATCTGCACAGGCCACCAGGTATGCGGCGTTAATCACCACCTGTGCCAGATCGCGTTTTTCAAACTTTTTAATTTCCGTTGCCGCTCTGCGGGCTTTTTTTACCAAAAATACCAAACATCGTGACGTTCCTTTGGGTGGGTGAGCCAACGCCCGGGAGCGATCTGCCCACAGAGAAAGTCACACTGACCACTCCGTAAGCTCACCCCCGAAAGGCTCTGTGGTTGATATGCACCGGGCGTGGCGCAGATACAAAAAAGGCCCGCCGAAGCGAGCCTGGAAAATAAGTGTGGCGCGTTGTAGTGGAGTCGAACCAGTGACCGATTGCTTAGAAGGCAATTGCTCTGTCCGGCTGAGCTAACAACGCAGAATACCGATAATGGACCGCCATCGGGGACCCGCCCCCGCACCAACAACCCTGTTATGGTGTCGTCTGCTCTTCCTGATAAGCTAATGGCGGTATGTGATGGTGGCCCTTGCTGGATTTGAACCAGCGACCTGGCGATTATGAGTCGCTCGCTCTCACCACTGAGCTAAAGGGCCGGGACCAGAATAATAATGGTGCGAAATTAATTCTGCAATCTCATCCGTTTCAAACGATTAAATCCTGAACTTCCCTGACTGTCTGCTCAAAACGTTCAGTCTCCAGCTCAACGCCAATTGCACGACGCCCGAGCGCCAGTGCCGCTTTTACCGTTGAACCTGAGCCCATAAAAAAATCTGCAACCAGGTCACCCGGACGACTGCTTGCGCTGATTATCTGCTGCAGCATTTCTGCCGGTTTTTCGCACGGATGTTTCCCGGGATAGAACTGCACCGGTTTATGTGTCCACACATCCGTGTACGGCACCTGCGCCGTCACACCAAAATACCGCCGCAGATGCTTATATTCACTCTGCAGCTCCGCATACTGTCGGTTCAGAGAGGCATACGTATCCACCAGCTGGTGGTGGGGCTTTTCCAGTTCACCCCGCTGATGCTTCTCTTCTGCCACCCGGGCAAACAGTGCCTGTAATTTCAGATAATCGCTTTCGTTCGGCAGCTGCCACTGACCGGCACTGAACCAGTGCGACACCATGTTTTTCTTTCCTGTGGCATCTGCAATCTGTTTTGCCGTTATCCCCAGGACAGCGCGCGCATCACGAAAGTAAGCAATCAGCGGGGCCATCACATGCTGTTTCAGTGCCCTACCCTTCGCCTCATACCCGGCATCTTTCGGACGATACGGCCCCTGATAATGCTCTGCGAACAGAATGCGCTCTGTGGCGGGGAAATACGCCCGCAGGCTTTCCTTGTTGCACCCGTTCCAGCGTCCGGACGGCTTTGCCCAGATGATATGGTTCAGCACGTTAAACCGCTCACGCATCATGATTTCGGTGTCAGATGCCAGACGATGGCCACAGAACAGGTAAAGACTTCCGGCAGGTTTCAGCACCCGCCAGAACTGCGCAAGACACTGGTCCAGCCACTTCAGGTAATCTTCATCACCCGCCCACTGGTTATCCCAGCCCTCGGGTTTCACTTTGAAGTACGGCGGGTCCGTGACTATCAGGTCAACAGAATTTTCGGGTAACGACCGCATAAATTCCAGGCAGTCGGCGTTGATTAACTCACAACTGGATATTTTTACAGTATTAAGCATGGATCATTAAGCCTGTCTCTGATAGGCTCATTCTGCTTTTGCGCAAAGCAGTGGGCCTGAGGTTTGCTTGTGAACCCAACGCATGAGCAGATGGCTGGTGGGTGCCCCTTACACCCACCAGCCGCCCATTTACCACAAATAAAAAAGCCTTCAGGACTGAAGGCGTCTGTAACAACCAAACTGATAGTCTGCCAGACCCGCCATAACCAGCTGGGTCAGTATTAACTGGCAGCGTTCGCGTGAAAGGTAAGTATTCTGCGCAATCTCCCCGACTGTCGCCGGGTCGGTAACGCTTAATTCATTAAACACCACTCTGGCGGTTTCTGTCATATCCTGCTGTTTCAGCATGTCTTTTTCCCTTTTCCGGTTAACGTGACACACCAATAACTCTTGTCGAAAAAGCCAGCAACCTGAAAGAACGGTATTAATAACCACCAGCGAATTTATTGCGCTGCTGTATATTACGGACACAAAAAAACCACCTTCCGGTGGCTTCCTTGTGCGAAAAAACTTGCATTTCGCCTCGCGATACAGCTTTGCGAAGCTTACAGGAATTCAAGCTGTTTCTGCGTAAAAAAGCAAGCTTTTTTTATCGAAATGAATCGTGCATAGGTACATAAAGCATGTGTTCAGCCACGGCTAACCAACCTGCAATACGTTTCTCACATGTGCTGAAACACCATTCCGGGTGAGTACGATTTAAACATTCTGCCATTTTTCTCTTACTCATTCCCCGTCCTTCGTACCTTTGCCGGAGAATATTGATTAGCCCGGGATATTCCCCAAGCACCTCACTGATAACGCGATCAATAATCAACGCCTCTGTGTCTGTACAATGTGACAACCAGCTCTTCTGCTTCCCTCTGGTCATATCCCGAAAAAATGCCTCAAGTTCCGGTTTTTCCAGCCCGGATTTCTTCATGCTGCGTAAAACCTCATTAACTGCTGTTTTCGTCAGCTTTTTCGAAACCAGTAACCGGTTAAACATATTTCCGGATTTACCCCCACCGATATACGACCACCGCCCCCACATCCGTAATTTCCCCTGGATCCAGACTGCTTCCAGCGTGTTCAGGCGTAAATGTTCGCCGCTTTTGCCTGTAATTTCCGGATATATCATATTTACGCTCACTCACTCTCAATTTTGTAAATCTTCACACCCAGCCGTCCACCAGATACTGGCTGACCACGTACAATATTGATTTCATCAAACTGCTCATCGTCCATTAGCACCCCCGCATGCGTCAGCGCATCCAGCGGCGCTTTCAGAATATTGTCCAGGTCACGGCGGCGCTTATCCGGTGGCTCGGCAATAATCTTTATCGCCAGCCTTCCGGACAGGTTTAATTTCAGCCGCTGCTGGCGAACAATAAGTGCCACATCCCGGCGATAACGCTCACCGGCTTTTGATACAAAATATGTGCTGCCACGACGTCGCCAGTAGGTGTTCACCGTCGGCGGGTAAGGCAAAACAAACTCTATACGCATCAGTAACCTCTTTTACCCGAGCACGCCGGTTGCAAAGGCGTGATCAAGAAAACGAAAAATTAAATCAACCTGGGAACCATGCTTTTCTTCGAACGCCAGCGGATCCGCATGAAGCTCGTTGTGATGCTCCCGACACAGCGGTAGCGTGAAAATATCGTGGGATTTTGTTCCCATTCCGCCCTGACCATGACCAATCAGATGATGAGGATCGTCCGCTGGCTTACCACAACACGCACACGGCTGTGTCTTTACCCAGCGTGTGTATTTCTCATTTACCCAGCGGCGACGTTTAGGTCGTTTCATGAAGGATTCCGGAGACTCCGGATCAACGGTAATGCTGACCACCGCCTTTTCCTGTGCTGGGTTCTGTGGCTGGTGGGTGTGAAGCAACGGCGCAAGATTTTTTGTGCGCTGCTTCAGTATGCTGGTGGCGGTCTGCTCTCCCGGTACGATGTCGCTTTCGCGGTACAAGGAGCGGATTTTTTCCGCACGCAACCCCAGTGAACGACGTAATACAGCTTCCGGTAGCGCGTCCGCCACCTGATTGCGGACCGCCCACCAGGATAATTCAGCCAGAGATAATTCCCGCTCCTGTGTGCCATTCATTGCATGGCGTATGACGTCAATCATCCATGCTGACAGGTTTTGATGAGCAAGTTGCCCGAGTGATTCAGAGGTCTGGTCACGCAGCTGGTTGTCGCAGTGCCAGCACAACACCATCGCGCCGGTACCGTAACGATGTATGACGGTTTCACTGTGATGATAGTCACCATGAGGCCACTGGCAGGATTTGACATGACGCAACAGCCAGTCAGACAGTGCACCAGCGCCGCCAGCAGCACGAATCACCCGCTCATCGCTGAAAAATGGCAGTAATGATTTATCCTCCGCCAGCGGCTGGCGAACGGCAGGAACGACTCCGGACGGCAGACCGCGCATGCTTTTTGGTTCCGGCTCCACCAGCACTCGAGGGTTATGAAATACCTGCATGGATTCACGGCCCGGCTTAAGGACCACCAGCCCAAGTTCCGGTACCGGAACAGGTCGAAGTAATACCCGCACGTTACCTCCAGATGCGTTGCTGGAATGTGCGGGACGGACGCGGTGGGCGTTCGGAATAAGGGAGCCTGACGTAGATTATCCAGTGACGATAATCGAGGCTGAGGGCTTTCCTAAACTCATACCCACGCCTGCGGTAGTTCTGAATCAGCCATTCGGCCTGTTCTTCAGTGCATGGGTCATGCTGGTACCAGTCATATTTGAATGCATGAGAACGCCGCCCGTGCCTGCTGGCAAAGACGGCTGAATTATCAGAATTGTGTGGTCTGGAATTTTGCGCCATCGGTTTTCTCCGGTGGCACAGTGTTACTCAACAGGGGTTCAGCCCTGTGCTGAATTGTAGATGAATTTACTCATCTTCAAAAGCAGAAAAACCAGCCTTAAGCCCAGCTTCTTTCAGAGACTGCAATGATGTGACAAATTCATTTTCACGCAAAATAAAACCATCTGTCACAAGTTCATCCACAAAATAAATTAACGCAGCACCACTCTTCCTTTGTTTAGATTGTAAACATTTAATACGGCAGTGACTGACAATAGCACCATTCTCAACGCGCACAGTATAGAGGCCATCTTCAGTAAAAATTTCACGTAATTCTTCGATTTTCATCAACAGAATCCTTCCAGATAAATAGCACTCCCCTGTTCGGGGTCCATCCCTCTTATCCCTGCGCGCTACTTAAGTATTTTTGATTCTATTCCGGCACCGCCCAGAACTTCAAACGCGTTGAAAATAAAAACAAAAACCCGCCGAAGCGGGTTAAATGCGGGTGCGTTGAGAATGCCTGACACATCAGAGGTGGCGAGGGATTTCTCCCCCGCCGGGTCTCTTACTCCTCAGATTCGTAAGCTGTGAAGACAGCGACCTCCGTCTGGCCGGTTCGGATTCGTACCTCGCAGAGGTCTTTCCTCGTTACCAGTGCCGTCACTATGACGGTTAAACAGATGACGATCAGGGCGATTAACATCGCCTTTTGCTGCTTCATAGCCTGCTTCTCCTTGACCTTTCGGTCCGTAAGAGGCAATCTATATGTGACGAGCATATAGGGGCCTCACTTCGATTTATAGTCGGGTGGGGCTTTTATCTATCTGCCGTTGGTGTTCATGCCCGAGGCAGATAGCCTCAAGCACCCGCAGCAATTCTACTTAACTCTGCCGTTACAGCAAGCCGTTTTCGTCCGATATGGGAATTCCCATATCGGAATGAATTCAGTTCACCTGGCGAGGCTTAGCGTACAATTTTTTCCGTTTTGTGAGCTGCCCCTACATGCCGCTGGCGCGGCATCCGGAAAAAGAATCCACGTTCTGAAGGACGTGGAGGATGTCAAGTGCCTTTCCTGGTCCAGCCATATTTTTTGAATGCAGGCGCCGCTTCATCGGTTTGTAGCCATTCTGCAAATCGACGGGTTTCATCATTTGCATCCTGACGTACTGTAATGTTCATATCACGCCATATCACGTAGTCTGGCGCTATTTCCACGACATCACCAATTTCTGGATTACTGGCTGCCCAGTCAGCCCAGGTTATCCAGACATCTGCTTCAGGCTGATTCTCAAGAGCCTTACGTGCAGTTCCGCTATTGGGCGCATATAAAATAATATTTTTTCGGATTGCGGCGACAGTTTCTATATTCCCTTTACGTCCGGCAATATCTTCCCAGACGCCAGTGCCTGATGTATTACTGGTACCACCACCATCATTAACAATTACGCCAATCCCGGGTCTGGTCAGGTCGTCAATACTCCGGATATTTTTAGGATTACCTTTCTTTACCAGTAAAATACTTTTTCGCAGATAAAGAGGCTGAATATCTTTTTCACTGAAGCTGTCTTTATGGTCCCGAATGATAGCCAGAGCAGATTGTTCTGATGCGCCAAACAAGATATCTGCATTTTTTTTGGCATCTTCATTCCATTTGTTCTGTGGGCCGTAATGAACGTTCACTATAATACCTGTTTTTTCGGCATAAAGTTTGGCTGCATCAAGCAAGGCTGTATGCGGGCCACCAGGACCATACAGATTGATATCAGCATAAGCAGCAGAAGACAGGAATATTAAAAAACCTGCCATTATGTTCCTCATAAAAAACTCCTTTTATTGGTTATCATGAAATAAAGTTATAAACACTACAAATAATATATATTACATCCAGATAAACTTATCCGACTTTACCTCGTGCATAGCTTGTTATTTAAAGTTAACAAAATAAGGAAAATTATACGCATATTGAAGAGTATAAACCTTACATGTTGATTACATTTTTGTAATCAACATCCTGTTTGGAATAGCCAGCCTTTAATGGATAACTATTTCTGACAATGCAATGAGTATAATCAAGTCCATCTTCCACTGAGAATTAGAGGCGGCATGCTTTTTCCGGCTCTTGCCGGATATCCGTAATTGTCCATAATCTGCAGATTTATACCTTCAGCATGACCTGCCAGCGAAAATTTGTCCGGTGTTTCTACGGAAATAACATCAAAAGTTACACGCACTCGCGTTACCGTGTAGACCTACTTTCCTGCACTTGCAAGATCACAGTGGTGTAACCGTAACAGGAATTTATTCTCTGGACCGGCAGTAAATCCCTGAGTGGCGTGGTTCCCATATCAATTTCCAGCCAGGCAGCCTCCATTGCCAGCGTACTGGCTGGAGCCATGACCTGCCCTTTAAATCTGGCCCGACCATCCCACCGGACGTGTTCTTCTCCCCTGAACTTAGGTACAGTCATCTACAGTGGCACAAAAGTGTCAGCGCCATGATTTTTGACCGTTATCGCGCTACGGATATTTTGTTGACTGGTGAAAATTACCCCGCAGAATCAGGCTTATTCCCTTAACCCGGGCTTTCATCCTGACCGCCGCCTCACTACGACCAATCAGACTGCCGATGCATTTTACCTTCATTGTTAGTATCATAATTTCAGGCCTGCACCATCCGCTCATTGCCCGGACTTCCGACAAATCCCGGCAACCATATCTCGGTGCTTGTTCAGCTCCCGCAGCGCGGCGCAGACTCGCTCCCACTTCTGGACATGACTTTTCGCCCGACGCAATTCGCGGTTTGCCATATGCAGCGATGGTAAAACCAGGTCATCCGCTCGCGTTTCAGTAAACGATGGCAACGATTGCACAATATCAGCCACAGTTTCTGTTTTAATATCTTCCTGTGTTGCAGCTTCCTGTACTGGTAACGCAACACCTGCTGGCTGAGGAAAGGCTTTACCATCATTTTCCGTTACCGGCACGGATTTCGGCTCTGCTGGTAACTTATCGCCCGGCATGCAGTAACGAAATTTACCGTTCTGGTTTACACGAATCAGACGACCTTTGCTGATTGCCATTGCCAGCGTTGAAGCCACTTTGCGTGATGTTGTACCGAACAACGTAGCCAGCTCATCAGCCGTTTGTGGTCCGCGTTGTTCAACCGTCGCAGTTAAATCGCACTCCGAAATTTTAGCGACTGTTGCCGTGGTGGTTTCTTCCGACAGTTCTGCCGGCGCTGGCTGTTCCTGCTGAACGTTGTTATAAGCCACACGCCAGGTGTATACGCTTTTATCAACGAAGCCAGCCTTTCTCAGTTCCCACAGCTCGTTCAGCACTTCTTCACGACTGATATCAAGTCGCGCAGCCAGCTCTACCGACGTGGCTTTTCCCATCGCTTTCAGTGCGTCAAAAACAGTCTCCATAAATTTCCTCCCGGTAAAAATTACTTCTCAAATCAGACAAACCCAGCCGCTTTCCGGCGTTCATATTCCTGTTTCAGCAACTCAATTGGCGTTGGTCCCGCAGGACGTTTGGGTGCTGCCAGTTGTCGCCGGACAGGCGGAACACTCAGGCCGTTGCTAACATGCTTTGCCCATTTCGTCAGCTGCCGTTCTGCAAGCCGTTTTAACTCCCCTTCGGTCATCTGGCGTTCAATCCCCTTTGAACGCATCTCGAGGCAAATGTGATACAGCACAGGCTGAGACCACGGGTACTTATCACTTCCGTCGTATCGCCAGGACTCATTGCGCCAGCGGCGGTACTCCTCCATCACAGCATCCACCGTCAGACCAAATGGATTGGCCCCGCTTTCCGAAATCAGCGCCACAAACTCAGCCAGGTCCGGAGGCCATGTTTCACCCGCCCGGCAGCAGTCCATGCACTGGCGGCAGACCTGCCGGATTTGCTGCTCAGTCATCGCGCCAATCTGTGCAATCCAGAGCTTCGAAGGTGCGGCCCCGTTCTTCTGGGTCCAGCGGTTCGAATAAACCTCCCCCATGAGCTCCCACAGCTTCCAGGCCGTTTCCGTCGCTGATAAATCCGTTTTCACGTTCCCACTGCTCACGTGCTGCCCGAATTTCCTGAACTGCCCGTGATGCGGTTCCACCTGGTGCTGCTGCATGGTTTACCCCCTTGCTGACTGGTTTAACCTGCGCCCTGACGTGATTTACGTGACGGGCGAATTTCTGCTCCCACTGAACCTGCGTAAACACTTTCCCCTCCGCTGCCCAGTAGTCCCGGAATGCGGCAAGTTCAGCAGGTGTGAATTCTGTCTCCGGCAAAGCCATCCCCCACAACGCAGCCCGTCGTCGAAAATCCCGTGACGGATACCAGTTATCGGTCATCGGAAATTTTCCGATGGGTTCGCTCAGGCCATCCAGGAATACAGGGGGGACTGCCTGTAACGACAAAACTTCCTGCTCACTGGTCGGAGCACTCTCGCGTGCGTTATGTGTGGGGTTTAAATCTTTGGGTTCCTTTGGGTTCCGTGATCCGTTTTTGGGTGTCTTTGATGGAAAATTTGGGTGTCTTTGGTTATTTTCCATGCAGCAAAGAGTTCCGTTTTTGGGGCTGTTTTGTGCTGAAACATAACCGTTTTCGGTTCTGTTTTTATTAACAGTACCAATTTTACCTACCTTTAAAGACTCCCGTTTTTGGGTGTATTCATCCTCGGTAACACTTTCTTCAACACCGATAAGTCGGTACACCACAATTTGTTTTGTCCGGCCTTTTCTCTCACCGGTATCAACAATTAACCCAATCTCCATCAGGTGTCGTAAGCTGTCCTGCACAGTCTTTTTGTTCAGTTCCGTTACTTCTGCCAGTGCAGATACAGACGGGTATGCACACAAATCGGCACCGCACATATCAGCAAGCCAGGTCAATACTGACTTACTGGATGAACTGCCGGTTTTCACCTTTTTAGCCCATCGTAGCGCATCGATACTCATACGAACCCCAGACAGATATTTGTTTATCTGCAAAGTAATGTTGGTATTGCTGACGATACGCACGCTTGAAAGCAATAGCTTTTTCTATAAGTTCGTCAGTCTCACGTTCCACAACAGCTGGATCCGCAAAAAGTAGCCCTGACTCCACCACATCGCCATATTCTTTGTTTAACCCGGCGATCATGTACGTAATGCTTTTTCCGTCAGTAATTTCACGATACAACCTGAAATCACTGATCCGGATAGCCGCCATAATTGCCGGAATCAGCGCCGTGAATTTTTCCCGCTTATCCCTGGTGTCGATAGATTTCCAGCGTTCGAATATCTTCACCCGGTTAACGCCCAGCGCCCGTTGATCAACCGCGCCATCATCAAACGTGACGCGTTGAACATCGATGTTCGGGCGTTCTTTCAGAGCCCAGAATGCTTCCGTGATTAATATCGTCGCCTGCTCCTGTGTCATTCCTGGTCGGCATACCCAGGCATCCAGAGCCTCACAAACCTGTTCAGGGGTGATTTTCATTGTTCAACCGCCCCGCCCGCTTTGCCTTACGATATTCGTCATAAACTTTGGGGTCGTACTGAAGTTCCCCGCCGGATGCCTCTTGCAGGCGCATCGCGCGACCTTCAGGAACCAGTTCCCCCCATGCAGCAATGCTTGCCAACCTAACTCCTGCGGCATTGGCAAGCTTTGTTTTGCTGCCAAAAAACGCTATAGCATCAATTTTCAACATATCGAGCTCCTTAGATTTTCCTAAGGAAACTAGATCGTAGAGAAACCTAAGTCAAGAAAAATTAGAATTCCCTAATATGAAAAACGAAACCTTCGGTGCTCGCCTCTTACATAGGCGTAAAAAATTAAAACTGTCTCAGGCCGCATTAGGTAAGCTGGTCAAAGTGGCTCACGTAACAATTTCTCAATGGGAAAGAGATGAAACACAGCCGGCGGGGAAAAGATTATTCGCACTGAGCCAAGCGCTTCAGTGCTCACCGACTTGGCTTCTTTTTGGGGATGAAGATAAACAACCAGGCGAACCGATCCCGAATAATCAGCCAGCCATTCTGACAGAAGATCAAAAAGAGTTACTTCAACTGTTCGACGCACTGCCTGACTCAGAGCAAAAGGCCCTGTTGTCAGAGATGCGTGCTCGAGTTGAAAATTTCAACAAACTTTTTGAAGAACTACTTAAAGCTCGCAAAAGAAGCGCAAACAAATAACCCCTTTTTTCTCCACACCCTGTAATAAAAAGCACAAACTTTCAAACACTTGTGTTTTTTACACCAAAAAACTTAGGTTTTTCTACATAAAAATCTTGACCATATGCCTTAGGTTATTCTAAATTTCACTCATCAAGACACCGCACGGTGTTCTCAGCAAACAGTTCCGCTACTCCGGCGTTAAGGGGAAATGAGGTCAACATGGATACTATCGGTCTTGGCAACAACGAATCTCTGGTGTACGGCGTGTTTCCCAACCAGGACGGCACATTCACCGCGATGACGTATACCAAAAGCAAAACGTTTAAAACCGAAAATGGTGCCCGTCGCTGGCTGGAAAGAAACTCAGGTGAGTGATATGGATTTCGACACAATCATGG